ACTTGTCAAATCCTGATTATGCTAAAGGAGATAAACAAGGATTACCTTTACACGTAAGACTTGAAAAAGGACCTATGGCTCCTTATAAATATCAAAATGGAGGTTTACCTAAGTACCAAACTAAAGGTAGAGTAACCCCTACAAAGCTAGACAGTTTATTTTTATTAGAAAATAATCAAATAATTGATAATTATTTAAAAAAAGGAGCTAAATGGACACATAAAGACGAGGTGGAAGACGATTGGGAGAACAGGCATCATGCACTGGTATCAGATTTAAAAGATTTCATACCAAGAGAAATAGAAAATTATAGAGAAAGCACGGAAAAATCACAAGATGAAAGAAGGTATTATGAATCACGATATGGCACAAAAAAAGGCGAGGTAAAAGATTACATAGATAAAATAGGAAAGTTTACAGGAGCAAGAGACTGGGTAACAGGAGGAGGAGAAGATATAAATTTTCCTTTTCAGTATTTACATCCACAAATAAAACCTACATTTTCAGGGGATTTAGAATTTGATAATCGTGATATTTATTCTTATGGGTATGACGATCTTGCGATAACTCCTTGGAGTATGATTCCTGACGATAAAAAAGAAGAAAGAGTTAGAAAGTATGGACCTAGTGGAGTTCCTGATAGTTATATAAATCCAAAACCTATTGCTATAACTTCTTCTACTTTTAAATTTGAGCAAAGAGACAGTAAAAATACTGATAGATTTGATTACTATACAGAGGAAACAAAAGATGGAAAAGTAAAGTACTTTAAAAAAGAAAAAAATAAGCATCAAACTTTCGGAGGAAACACCGCTAGTACCCCTTTAGCAGAGTTCGGAGATGGAGGAGAAGTAGAAGACATACCTAAATATCAGAATGACGGAAGAGTACAGGGAAATGTAAATGATTGGTTTATAAATAAGCAAGAATTAGAAGACTATTCCGAGCAGTACAATAGAATGGCTTCAAAGTGTAAAACAGGAGGGTGTTTGGAAAGAACCGCTATGTATTATGATCAAAATATAGCGGGTCTTCTAGGAACTCCTAGGTATAATACAATAAGAGATAATGCAGGTATTGGTTCTAGTGATCCTAAGTCTGAAGATTATACAGGTCCTCATTCTAGGTATGAAGAGTATGAACATAGCGCTGATAGCTGGGATATACACGGACTATTACAAGAAAAAGGAGCTAAACAAATTTATGCCCATCCTTTAGAAAGTAATTCAAAAATTGCCCAGTCTTGGCTTAAATTTCGTAAGAAACCAATAGAAGAACAAGAGCAATATTGGAGAGACTTGAATATTCCTTTAGGAAGTATTGTAGGTATGGGGTATGCGGGTGGAGTAGGTACACGCGGCACAAAATCTTATAATAAAGAAAAAGGACTAGTCCCTAGTAATCACAGTGGTATGGTTGCAGGATATGATGAGACTGGATTACCTTATATATATGACTGGGACAAAATTGTACCCATAACAGAGACAAGGTATGATTATTACCCTATCACAAATATTACAGCTCCTAAAGAAGTTGAAAAATTTACTTATGACTACCTAAAAAATTCAGGAAAACTATCGGATACTTATAGACCTCTTAAAATTAAAGTATCTGATAAAGAAACTAATTCTGAATATGACTCAGATGAATTTGACCCTTTTATAAAAGCACTAGAAGATAATAAATTAGAAATTTCTAATGCATTAGGTATAGATTTTAATATGTACGATGAATTAGCTAAAAGAGCTGTTGCTACAGCTATATCTGAAACTAAAGGAGGAGATGACACTACAGTTCGATGGATGAGTGGTTTTCCAGTTCCTTCGTATTTAACAGATAAATTAGGGCTTGGAAAAACTACAGGTATTACTCAAATAAACGAAGATTTAATATGGGCTAGAGTAGGTACAGAAGAACAAAGAAAAGGGAATAGAATGCCTGCTAAATTAAATGCTTTAGGTATTAAAGAAAAAGACTATGATCCTTGGGACCCTGAGCAACAAGCAAAATCAACTATTGCGTTCTTATATGATAATCTAGAAGTAGCAAGACAAAATTTAAAAAGTGGAGTAAATGAAGAAACTGGAACTAAAAATAAACTAGATCTTCCTGACGAACTAGTTCAATATTATCAATGGTTTCAACCAGGTCTTATGGGCAAAGGAGAAGCATGGGGAGAATCTGAAAAAGTTAAAAATTTTGCAAAAGCTTATGGTAAAGTTTCTACAAGCTATCCAGAAGAAACTCCTACAGTACTTTCTCCACCTGCCTCAGATTCAAATCAGTATGTAGAACAAGACCCTTTATATACAAGTCTTTTAAATACTTTTCAAAACGGAGGAGAAATTAAAGAAGATTATAATATAAAAAGAGCTGAAGAGCTTGGGTATACTCGTGACGAAACAGGACATATGCCAAGTGTAGATCATGAAACTGGTATGTGGCTAAAGTCTAAAGAACATCCTACTGCATATAAAGAATATATAAGTATGATGCTTAATCCAGATATTAAAGCTGTAGTTAATCCTGAAGGATACTTTGAAGAAAATCAATTGCAATATATTCCTAGAAAAGAAAATGGAGGAGAAGTACTTCCTGAAGAACTTCCACATCAAGAGATAGTATCATTTCCTACAGAAAGAGAACCTGCAGGAGATCCTAGAGTTCCAAAATTTGCAAGTGCACAAGACTACTATACTAATTTGGAAAATACTCCTGTTCCAAAAACACTTTCAAAAAAATATAAAATATGGGAGAGTAGCTATAAAAGTCCGATGGGGCTTCCTATTGAGTCTTATAAAAATATTTACGATGTACAAGCCTTCTTTAATTCAGGAGATTGGAAAGAAAACTTTGAAAGTATTGAAAAATATAGAAAGTCTTCTCACCCTATGCTAGGAACTACAGACCCTAAAACAAATACTTTTATACCTTCTGAAGAGAACCTTAATACAAATGAAGAGATAGCTAGTCATATTGATATAAACGATATCCCAGTAAACTTTAAGAAAGTAGAAAGAATCCCTATTAATCCTGATGGATTTGCTCCAGGCAGTGCTACGGAGTTTGCAGATAAAGTGGTAATACCAAGTGGTAATATTACTATGAAAGATATGCAAGAGCCTATCTTAGCTAATGGAGAAATGCTTATGCCAGGCGATGAAGCACAATTTGATACTGACTATGTAGTAGAAGAGAAGTTACCTAAAGCACAAGATGGCCTTACAGTAGAAGGAAATTGGAACGATCCTGTATTAGATCCTTCTTCTAACTATCGTCAAATAAAAAGACAAAAAGAAGTTGAAGACTTCGCTAGACAAGTGATTAAAAAAGAACCTTCTATATTTGATATTACTACACAAGAAGGGAGAGATAATAATCCTTTATCTTACTTCCCACTCATAGGAGACGCATTAGATGCTATGAGTTTTGGAGAAGCAGTGGATAAAAAAGACTACGAAACTGCCGCTTTATACGGACTTTTTGGGGCTATTCCTGGAGCTGCAGGTCCTATTGTAAATAAAGTAAAACCTTATGTAAATAAACTTAAGTCTTTTTTTAAAGCATCTCCAACCCCTGCTATAATAGACATGAACTCTGCAACTGTAGGTAGAGACATAGCAGGCGATTATCTACATAATATTCATAATTATAATGCAGAATCACTATCTCAACTATTAGACGAATCACGAGCTTTTGTAAAAGCTGCCCCTACTGACGAGTTTGCATCTGAGATAAATAGAAAGATCAAAAATTTAGAAAAAGGAGTAGAGAAAGATATGAAATTACAGAAGATAGCTAAAAAAGCAGGTAGAACTAACGGAGACGATACAGGCAAATGGCTCGCTGACTCTTATATCGATTCACCTGCAAATGAACAGCTAGGGCATGTAACTACTTCAAATAGTTTGTGGGATATAGTTTTCAAATCGAATGGAAACATGAAACCTTATACTTCGGCTGAAACTTTATATTTTAATCGAGGAGGAAGCGGGCAGTTAGCAAGAACAAGACTGATGTCTCCTGAAAATCAAGGAGGGGCGATTAACCTTATCTTTGATGATAAGTCGTTGAAAAAGGCTAACATACTTCCTGATAACTCAGGGGGTGAATTGACAATATCACAAGAAGTATCTTTAAAACACCTGTATCCTGAAGCAAAGAAAAAAGTTAAGGACCTTTTATTGAACGAAGCTGAGTATAGAGGTATAAAATTGACACAAAAAGAACTCGGTTATATAAATGATGTACTTGGAATATCTAAATAAAAGCCTTTGAATACGGAGGAAAACTATAACTATATTTACTACTTTCGCTATACGTTAATTTATAAACCTAATATATATAACAAACTTTATTATAAACTTAAAACATAACTAATTATATTTGTAATCAATTAAACATGGAAATGTCAAACAACACTTTAAGCGAAAAACCAATCAGCAACGAAGTTAATGATCAAATTTGGGACATTGATGAACCAAGTTTCGATGAAGCCTTTGGAACAGAGAGTAATCCTGATCCTATATTAGCAGCTATAGAAAATGCTACTAAAGGAGAAAGAAAGGAACCTACTGATATGAAAGAAGAGCTTCCTAGTCTAGATGACGTAGATTCTACTAGTAAGGAAAATACTAAAACTCCTAAAGTAGATTTTAATCCAGAAGAAGTTGAAAGTTCTGAGAACCCTGTTCTAGAAAAAGATACTGAAAAAGAGAAACCCGAAGAAAAGGAAGAGAATGAGTTCTCAATTTTTGCCAAGATGCTTGCAGAAAAAGAACTTATAGATATCAATGAAGATGAATTTGAAGCGACAGAAGAAGGTCTATTAGATGCTTTTTCAAGTACAATCGAATCTAGAGTAAAAGAAGAGATTGATATGTTTCAAAAAAATCTTCCTTCTGAGGGAAAAGAGTTATTAAAGCATATGATGGCGGGAGGTTCTATTGCAGACTTTAAAGAAAGCTACGGAACACCTGACTATGAAAACATTTCTATAGAAAATGAAAATAATCAAAAATGGATTGTTGCTGAATTTATGAAACTCCGAGGAGACTCTATGGAGGAAATTCAGGAAACTATTGAAGATTATGCAGATCTTGGAAAACTTGAAAAGCAAGCAGCTAAGGCTCAAGAAAGACTTGCACATTATTCTAGGAAACAAAAAGAAAATCTAGCTGTAAGGAGAGAAGAGGAAAGAGTGGCAAGAGATAATAAAAGGCAAGAGGTGCTTACTAACATTTCAAGTTTAGTAGAGGAATCCACAGAAATTAAAGGGTTCCCCCTTACCAAAAAGGCCAAAAAAGATCTTCTTTCTTATATGACAGATACTTCTGTAAAAATTGATTCACCTAATGGGCCACAGTTTGTGACTCAATATCAAGCAGATGAAATGAAATCCTCAGAGAATCTTGAAGACTTTGTTCTTAAAGCCTATCTAAGGATGACAGATTACAATTTAGGACCTGTACAAAAAAAGTCCGAGTCTAATCTGTCCGCAAAATTGCGACAGCAACTTCAACATAGTAAGAGTAATACAGGAACTCAAGCTACGTTTGGAGGTGGCAAAAAACCAGATAGTTCAGCTAAAGCTGGATCAGACTGGGATCTATAATAAATTTTTATCAATAATTAATGTCAAACTTTAAAACAAACGAAAAATGAACACACAATCAAGATTGACTGTTCTCACTCGCCCTTGGCATGCTAACTTTACTGAATCAAATCACTTGGGGCAAGCTTTCTTGGCTGAACCTCATAAATTTGATAAGGTATTGACAAGAGTTTTTACCGCTTCTCGACTAGCGGATAATCCTCTTACGGCAATGACAAAGGGAATGGGTAGAACATCAGAAATCGAATCATTCGATTGGGAATGGGAACTTATGGGAGCTTCTTCTCGACCACTTACAGCTATCGCTGCTGCAGTTGGTACAGGAATTAACAACACTGCTTTTACACTAACTATGGACGAAGACTGGTTCAAGCCTGGAGATGTTATTTCTCCTAATGCTGGAACTGAACGTATTTTAGTACGTATTCAATCAGGTCCTGCTCCATCAGGAGGCGGATTTGCATATGTATGTCGTCTCCAAAGTGATGATGTAGTTTCTGCACTAGCTGTTGCTCAAGCGGCTGCTGGAGTACAGTGGAGCAAAATGTTCTCTGTATATGAAGAAGGTGGTGACCAGTCTGGTTCTACTACTTACGCTATGCCGATGAAACTTCGTTCTCAACTTTCTACACTTCGTAAAGAGTATTCAATTACTGGAGATGCTGCTAATCAGGCTCTTGTAGTTGCTCTTATGGATGCTGAAGGTAAAGTATACAAAGACTACAAGTGGTTGAAGTATGCTGAGGCTGAATATTGGATTCAATGGCACAAAGAAAAAGAGCGTATCCTTTGGTACGGTCAAATGGCAAACAATGTAGCTGGAGCTAATGGCCGATCTGCACGTACTGGACCTGGTGTTCAGGAATTGCTAAAAGATTCTCACGTACATATCTATAATACTTTGACTGAAACTCTTATTAGAGAATATCTTTTGGATATCTTCTTTGGGCGAGTTGATATGTCAAATCGTAACATTGTTGCGTACACAGGTGAGTATGGTATGCTTGCATTCCACCAAGCAATGTCAAATGCTTCTGCCCCATTCCTAACTGTAGACTCTAAGTTTATTACAGGAGAAGGTAGAGATCTAGCATTCGGTGGTCAATTTGTAAAGTATATTGGACCTAATGGAATTACTCTTACACTTCGTCACAACCCGTTGTACGATGATCGTGAGATTAATCACATTATTCACCCTTCTTTGCAAGTACCAGTTGAGTCAATGAGATTTACTTTCCTTGATTTTGGTAATGCAGGAGGCGAAGCTAATATTAAGTACGTTCATAAAAAGAACGGCTACAAGTTGGGTTATGTATCAGGACTTCAAACTCCTTACGGACCTAACAAAGGGGGAATCATGTCAAACGCTAAAGATGCTTATACTATGATCGTTCACGATCAGTGTGGTATTCAAATTGATGATGTTACTCGATGTGGCGAACTTATTCTCGGATTACAATAATAACCTAAAACTATTGCATAAATGAGTACTAAAAATCTTGTATATGTAAAACCAATCATTAAAGAAAGATGGCACGGCCTGCACAAAATAGGTCGTGCCAAATTTCAAGGGACTACTGATACTATTCAGGCCATTTTCGATACTAATATAGGGAGACTTGCAACAGGCCTAGCGGCTGACGCAGAAGAGCGACTTAGTAAACTATTAGGCTTGGATCTTGCAGCAGTAGAAACTAATAAATACTGGGCTAACTTTAAAGTAAAGCTTGAAGATAAAACAATGATCTTTGATACAAAGATTCCATTGCAGGAAATTCAAATTGCACTGATGAGAGCCAGTAAATATATTGCTAACTCTCAACGAGATTATGACGATGGGGTATGGCCGCATGCCAAGTATGTTATCTATGACGAAAAGCAAGAGACAGAAAAACAAGCAAGAACTGCAGAGGTAAAAGCTAATGCAAATCAATTGTTTTCTAAGCTGTCTCATACAAAGCGTTTAGACTTACTTAAAGTATTTGGTAAAGTTGCTAATAGCAGTTCAGAGGAATTTTCTTACGCAAAACTCTATGAGATTGTAGAAGAAGACCCTAAAAGATTTATAGAGGTAGCTTCGATGAAGCCTGATGAGATCAAAACTAAAGCTCTGATCTATGATTTAGAGAATAAGGGAATCTTGAGAACAAAAGGAACGTCTTACTTATATAATGACCAACAGATAGGTTTTGACTATGAAAGTACAGTAGACTATCTACTTGACCCTAAGAACCAAGAGCTATTTATTAAATTAACTGACGACTTAAAGGCTAGAGTATAATGACAGTTGAGGAAATGCAATATGACTTTAAAATCAAGTTTAATAAACTTGACAGCAATGACTACAGAGATTTTCAGGTTCCTGAGATTGACTGGTTGTTGAATGAAGCTCAGGAAGTTTTCCTCAAGCAGCGTTATGGTATTAATAATACAACTCAAAAAGGTTTTGAAGGAAGTCAAAAAAGAATAGATGATTTGAGAAACCTGGTGATGAAGAATATTTCTTTGTCACCAGTTACTCAAGTTGTTTCAGATCCAGTTTCATATGAAGCGGAACTTCCCGTAGGTTATATTTTTGCTATCAGAGTACAAGCGGTAGTAACTAAAACTTCTTGTGGGGATAAAACCTTAGTATGTAAACCGATACAACATGATGATCTGAGTAATTGTTTATTAGACCCGAACTATAACCCTTCTTACGAATGGGGAGAAATGCCTGTTGTGTATGGCACCCTCTCCGATCTTGCAGCCGATGCTAACAGAATATTCGGCTACACTGATGGAAGTTTTACTGTGACATCTTTTATTCTTGATTACTTACGAGAACCCAAAAGGATTGCTTTTCCTGGCGGGGTTCCTGGAAATGTTTATAATCTTCCTAACGGATTACCCGTAGGTCTACCTAACCAAAACTGCGAGTTGCCAGAACATACTCATAGGGAAATAGTAGATATAGCTACGCTAATTGCTGCGGGAGATATTAATCATCCAGGATATCAGGTCAAAGCGGCCAAAACAAGCATGCATGAATAAATAATGTTAAACTTTAAAACTAAAACAAAATGAAAAATGTACAACAAGTATTTGTAGGTAAAATAGGAGACCCAACGCCTGGAGTAGCTCCTGCAGCTATCCCTACGGGTTCGTTTTCAGTCCTTGACGGATCGACAACCACCACCGCAGCAACTATAGGAGCAACAACAAATTTTTTCCACTTTGCATTGGGAACAGCAGGAAATACAGTAGTATCAGACTCTTTTCCCTCTGCAACATCTAGAACTTCTAGTGTGGCTGCATATGCTGCAGCAGTAGATAAAGTAATTGAAATTAACATTGGAAAAGTTTCTTGTGAAACTGAATATATGTTTAAGATTCGATTTGAAGGTGAAGCTGTTGCTAAAACTTATGGTTATAATGACCTTATTAAAACTTTTAGTTATACAACTGAATGCTGTGACCCATGTTCTACTGATTGCCCTTCAGGTAGTTGTCTAGATCTTATGTGGGGACTTGCAGTAAATGTTAATGCAGATCCTGAAGGATTAGTTATAGCTATGATTAATTCTCTTGCCTATGCTGCTGCTGCTCCAACTCCATCGGGAGGTCTTGAAACCCAAGCAGATTATGATGCGTATCTAGCATATGTTACCAATCCTATAAATAACATTACAGAAGAAGATATTTGCGATGACCTTGAGTTTGGTCTTGTAGGCCAGACTTCAGATCCAAGAGCTTTAGTATGCGGACAAGATCCAATGTCACTTACTCAAACTGTAGTAGACTTTCACGTAGGTCTTCTTGGAGGGTTTGAATGCAACGGTTCTAGTCAAACTGTATTGCAGGCTATTGGATACGCAAGCGGAGAGCCTTACCAAGTAGCTAACCTTGCTCGATGGGCAGAAGGGTACAAGCGTAAGTTTGGTGTATACCGTACTCCATTTCCATATGATACTTTCGTATCTAATGGTGCAATTGATCCTGCTGGAACATACGATATTGTAACTATAACTTTGCAAACTTTTGATCAAGGAGCTGCAACAGTGAATCCTACGGTTAATAACCATGAGATTATTGTAGCAGTACCTGCTGGAGCAACTGGACCTGTTCTTGCGTTACTAGCG